AATGTGAGGACGGACATAAGTTTCGGATCATTGCCAAGGGAGCAGAACAGAAGCTCCGTGGATTAATCTGGAATGGGTCGCGTCCTGACATCATTATGTGCGACGACATGGAGAACGATGAACTTGTGATGAACAAGGAACGTCGAGACAAGATGCGTAGATGGTTCAAGGGAGCCTTGCTACCCTGCCGATCTGACAATGGCATCATCCGCATCGTAGGAACCATCCTGCACAATGATTCCTTGCTTGAATCTTTCATGCCAAATGATTCGGACAAGCAAACCCAACGAATTGGACTAAAGACATTCACCACACGTAAGTCGATGTGGAAAGCAGTTAAATACCGTGCTCATAACGAAGACTTCTCAGACCTTCTATGGCCCTCCAAGAAGAGTGCTGCTGAGTTTAAGATGATGTATGAAGAGGCTGTCAGGGATGGAACAACAGATATTTACTCGCAAGAGTACTTGAATGTACCTCTTGATGAGTCAGTTACCTTCTTTAAGAAGAGTGATTTCTTGGCTACTACTGAAGAAGATCGTAGTCACAAGATGCATCACTACATCACAGCCGACTTAGCCATCTCAGAATCAGAGAAGGCAGATTATTCTGTCTTCATTCTTGCTGGAGTGGATGAAAATAAGATTATTCATATCAAGGATGTTATCCGAGAGCGTCTGGATGGACGCCAAATCGTAGATAACTTGCTTTTTATGAACCAAGTCTATGATCCCGAGGCTGTTGGTATCGAAGATATGCAGGTTTCCAAGTCAATTGGACCCTTCCTACGGGAAGAGATGATTAAAAACAACAATTACCTTAGTCTTGTGCCGTTAAAGCATGGGGGTAAGGACAAAATTACACGTTCTCGTTCCATTCAGGCCCGTATGCGCGCCCATAGTGTGAAGTTTAACAAGGAAGCGGATTGGTATCCCACCTTTGAGAATGAATGTTTAACCTTTCCTCGTGGTAAGCATGATGACCAAGTAGATGCATTTGCTTATCTGGGTCTAATGCTTGACAAACTCATTGAGGCTCCGACTAAAGAAGAAATAGAGGAAGACGAATACTATGCAGAATCCCGGAATGATGGGGCAGCAAGCGGGCAGTCAGCAACAACAGGATATTAGCCAGTTACCGAGTGAACCGCAAGCCCTTCCCAATCAAATGGGAACCCAAGAGCTACAGCCCCCTACTCAACAGCAACCTACTGATGCACTTCGTGGCATCATAGAATCTAAAAACATCGCTGATGGATTAGAAGATGAGAAACTCCACACAATTGGATCAGAAGCCCTTGAAGGTTATCTGCAAGATGTAGAATCTCGGATGGAGTGGGAGAAAGCAATGGAAGAGTGGACTAAACTAGCCACTCAACATAAAGAGGAAAAGACCTACCCGTGGCCCAAAGCATCTAATGTTAAATACCCTTTGCTCACTACTGCTGCTATGCAGTTTGCTGCTCGGTCCTACCCTAGCCTTATCCCTAGTGATGGCAAAGTAGTCAAGTCTACAGTAATCGGTAAGGACCCCGATGGGTCCAAGTATGCTCAAGCTGATCGCGTGTCTATGTACATGTCGTACCAGTTGATGCATGAGATGCTGGGTTGGGAAGAAGGTATGGATAAGCTCCTCATCATGCTTCCTGTGGTTGGTACAATCTTTAAGAAGACCTATTGGGATTCAATTACCAAGCAAGTTAAGTCTGACGTTATACTACCTAAAAACTTAGTAGTCAACTACTGGGCTAAAAGTCTTAAAGAAGCTGAGCGTGTCTCTCAAGTAATTGAGATGAGTCCTCGTATTTTGAAAGAACGACAACTGGCTGGTGTCTTCTTGGATGTTGATTTGGGTTCTGTTCCTACTCCCCTTAAAACGGATGATAAGGCACTCCCTCCCAACGATAAGACTACTCCATACACTCTGATTGAGCAGCACACTTACATTGATTTGGATGACGATGATTATCCAGAACCCTACATTGTAACCTTTCACCTAGAATCTGGTAAGGTACTTCGCATCGCCGCAAGGTTTGATGAGAATACTATTACCCATGATGATGAGGGTAAGAAGGTCATTAAGATTGAACCAATTGAATATTTCACCAAATTTGGATTCATCCCTAATCCCGATGGAAGTTTCTACGACCTTGGATTCGGCGTCCTTCTTGGACCTATTAATGAAGCTGTCAATAGCCTCATCAACCAACTCATCGATAGCGGTACCCTTAACAACCTACAATCAGGTTTTCTTGGAAAAGGTCTTAAAGTCAGGCTTGGTGAAACCAAGTTTATGCCCGGAGAATGGAAAGCAGTCAACTCCACAGGTAGTGATTTAAAACAACAAATTGTTCCATTGCCTAGCAAGGAACCCTCTGCTGTCTTATTCCAACTAATGGGTTCAATGATTACCTCTGGTAAGGAATTGGCGTCTGTGGCTGAGATTTTCGTAGGTAAGATGCCCGGACAGAATACCCCTGCTACAACAACAATGGCTACCATTGATCAAGGGATGAAGGTTTTCACCGCTGTATATAAACGAATCTACCGTTCATTGCACGAAGAATTCCAGAAGCTCTTTGAGTTGAATGCAGCGTATCTAAACCCCAATACCTACCAAGAGGTAATTAACGTTACCATTGGTCCTGCTGACTTTGCTCAGAAGCAATACAAGATTTGTCCGGGTGCTGATCCTTCAGCAATCTCCCAGACAGAAAAACTAATCAAAGCACAGGGTCTTCAAGAGATGCTGCCCATGGGTGTACTTGATCCTGTTAAAGTAGCCTTGCGTATGTTGGAAGCTCAAGAGCAACCAAATATCCAAGACCTGCTAAACCCGCAAGTAGCACAAACTGGTCAATTACCCCAACGTCCTGATCCTAAACTTCAGGAAAGTCAAGCTAAGGTTCAAGCTATCCAACAAGTGTCTCAGATCAAGCAGCAAGAAGCTGCTCAGAAGATGCAGATGGAACAGCAGAACTCCCAGTTTAAGCAATCAATGGCTGCTCAGCAAGCACAGATGGACCTTCAACATAAGGCTATGCTGGCTAAACTTGAAGAAGCTATTCAAATCCACTCAGCCAATACGAAGACCGCTACGGATCAATTGGCAGCTAACCAGACATTGATGCAGAATCATGTGGACCACAAACAGCAGGTTGTACATAAGCATGTTGAGCATGTTCAAAAGGTACGACAAACTGAACAAATGGGACACGTTCAACGGCAACAGGCTGCCAAACAAAAGCCACCTTCCAAAGGGAAATAAAGTAAATGAATCGTCAGGATTTTAAAGATTGGCAATCACAACCAATCACGAAAGCCTACTTTCTAGCCATTGCCAATCGCATTGAGCTACTGAAAGAAGAGTTAGCTCAGAGTGCAGCAGATGATCCTAAATGGGATGCTGTCAAACGAGGGGCAATAACAGCTTTACGTGATATTACGGATGTAGATTGGTTTGAGGAAACACAAGTATGATTACACCCCTACTTCATCGAATCCTTGTTAAGCAGCAAAAGCTTAGTGAGGCTCATAAAGAGTACAAACGCGCTGAGGCTCTAGGTATAGTTATCCCAGAACATGAGGATACTAAACGAGCACAAGCAGGTGTGGATAAAGGCACTGTTGTTAAGATTGGCCCTACGGCTTATCGAGACTTCAACGTACCCTGTCCAATTAACCTTGGAGATGTAGTTGCTTTCGCTAGGTTTAGCGGCAAGACAATTATTGATCCAGCAGATGAAGAAGAATATGTCGCGTTAAATGACGAAGACATTGTAGCTATACTTACTAAGGAATAAAATGGCAGACGAAATTACACCAGAATTGGAAGCCCCAGAAGTTTCCCCTACAGAACAAAAAGCCATGGACTCCGGTTGGGTTCCAAAGGAAGAGTTCCAAGGTGATGAACATAAATGGGTAGACGCAGGAGAATTCTTGCGTCGTGGCGAACTCTTCAAGAAGATTGAAGACCAAGGCAAACAACTAAAAGACGTTCGTGCTGCCTTGAATGAAATGAAAAAGCTCAACGGACAGATTCAAGAAGTTGAGTATAAGCGCGCTCTAGAAACTCTAAAAGCTCAAAAGAAAGCTGCATTAGAGGACGGCGACGCCGAAGCAGTTATTGCTGCGGATGATCGAATTGACATGGTTCGGGAACAGCAGAAGGCGCTCCAGCAAGCACCCACTGTTCAAGACGAAGGTCAAGAACATCCGGAATTCGTTGCATGGACGGAACAGAATAACTGGTATAAATCCTCTACTCCCATGAAAGCATTTGCTGATGCTTTGGGACAAGAGCTTGCTAGAGCAGGAAACAGTCCTTCAGAAGTACTTAGAAAAGTAGCTGCTGAAGTTCGCAAAGAGTTTCCAAATAAATTCCGCAATCCTAATCAGGATAAAGCAGGAGCAGTTGAAGGTGGTTCTGGTCGTGGTGTTACCACTACTGGCAAATTCACTCTCTCAGATGAAGAACGCTCAGTTATGAACAAGTTTGTCCGCCAAGGCGTGATGACCGAAAAAGAATACGTTGAGCAACTTAAGAAAGTTCGAGGTTAATAATGGCCGAAAAAGAAGCAATTTCTAAAGCCCCAGTGGGCCGAGTTACGCGAGTGCCCGTGAGCCAGCGTAACATCCTTACGGTAAAGGGAAAAGACCCTAACTATGTATACCGAGTCGTGAACGATGTAGATGATCGTGTCGCGCAGTTCCTTGAAGGTGGGTATGAACTCGTTGACAAGGCAACTCACGATGTGGGTGACAAACGTGTATCGCAAGATACAAGTGTTGGTTCCAAAAAAATCTTCTCCGTTGGACAAGGCGTAAAAGGCCACCTCATGCGAATTCCTAAAGAATTGTATGAAGAAGACCAACGATCAAAGCAAGGTTATGTGAACCTACAAGAAGCCTCCATCAAAGAAAAAGCTCTTGATGGTACTTATGGTAAACTCGAAATTTCACGAGACTAACCTATTCTGTTGCCATTAGGATTATACAAATTTGACTATTTGGAGAATTACTAATGTCAAGTGTTAATCGTCTTAGCGGGTTCCGTCCCGTTAAAACCCTCACTGGTGCCCCATATAACGGCCAAGGTGAGGTTGCCTTTCTTCCGGCATCTGATTCGTCCGTAGTGATGGTCGGTGATGCCGTTAAGCTGTTGGGTGATGCCCGTACAGCTACTGGTGTTCCTACTGTTACTCGCGTTTCTGCTAGTACTGATATCGCTCTCGGTGTGGTTGTTGGTATTTTGTTTTCTGGTGTGGGTGACATTCAAAACGTTCCTCCTGTCACTGATCTAAATACTCCTGTATATCGTCGTGCCTCTACTGATCGTTATGTACTTGTATGTACCGATCCTAATGTGATTTATGAAGCTCAGTATCTGACTCAGTCTGTTGCTGCTGCTACCATCACTGCTAACGTTGGCCTCAATGGTAGCTGGGACGTAACTGCTGGTTCCACCACTTCTGGTGCTTCTGGTATGTCCATTGCTGCTTTGTCCGCTACTACGGCTACATTGCCCCTCAAGGTTGTTGGTTTCCCCAATCGCCCTGATAACATTCCCGGCGATCAATATTTCTCGTACTATGTCAAACTGAACAATGCTCAGAATGGTACTGGAACTGGTCAAGCTGGCGTCTAATATATAAAGGAGCAATAAATGTCCGTAATTAATAGTGGCTCATTTGCCAAGGCCCTTTGGCCCGGTGTAAACGCATGGTATGGCCGAGCCTATGATCAATACCCCGAAGAGTACACAAAGCTCTTCACAAAGCAAACTTCTACTAAAGCGTTTGAAGAAGACGTTGGTGTAAGCTCGTTTGGTCTTGCAGTGCAGAAATCTGAAGGCGCTCCTATCTCCTATGATAGCGAACGTCAAGGTTTCATCACTCGCTACCAACACGCTGTGTATGCACTTGGCTTCATCATCACTCGTGAAATGATGGAAGATGACCAGTACGATATCATCGGTAAGCGTAAAGCCGAAGGTCTTGCCTTCTCTATGCGTCAAACCAAAGAAGTACTGGGTGCCAACGTGTACAACCGTGCTTTCAACAGCTTGTATACTGGTGGTGATGGTGTTTCTCTGATCAATGCTTCTCACCCCAATATCAAGGGTGGTACTTGGTCTAATCAAATTGCTACGGCTGCTGACTTGTCTGAAGCTGCTCTCGAACAAGCATGTATCGATATCGCTGGTTTCACCAATGATGCTGGTCTGCTGATCGCTGTGCGCCCAGAGAAGCTCGTCATTCCGCGTCAATTGATTTTTGAAGCAAAGCGTATTCTCGGCACCGAAGGCCGCGTTGGTACTGATAACAACGATCTGAATGCAATCAAGACTCTTGGTTCTATTCCTACCGTGGTTACTAACCACTTCTTGACTGACACTGATGCATGGTTCATCGGTACTAACGTCCAGAATGGTATGAAGTATATGGAACGTCGTGCTGATTCTTTCGACATGGACAATGACTGGGATACTGAGAACGCTAAGTTCAAGGCTACTGCTCGTTACTCGTTCGGTTGGACTGATCCCCGCGCTCTGTACGGTTCTCAAGGAGCATAATCAATGGTCATTTACCCTGATAACAATCCGGGTGGACCATCAGCAACCAGTAATGATAGAGACCTTCACGTAAAGTCTTGCCTCATTACTACGTCGGACACCTTTAGTACTACGGTATTGAAGGCTGTCCTTCCGGCTGATGCTACCATCATTGGGATTCAATTCATTATCCCGACTGGTACAGCTACTGCAACAATTTCGGTTGGTGATGCTGGTAGTTCTACTGCTTATGTGAATGCTGCTTCGGCAGCTACCGCAGGTCAGTTCTGGCCTACTTTGGCAAAAGCTGGTAACGTATCTACTGGGGGTGTTCCCCTTGGTGCAGATGCTCGTATTACGGTGACTGTGGGTACAGCTACGCTGACTACAGCCGTGTATATGAACATTCATTACGTTCGATAATTACCCGATTGGGTAGAAAAGGGGATTATCTGATAAAGGTATCCCCTTTTTTTTCTAAGGATTTTAAATGCGACCGAAAAAAGTCACAGTCTCCAGTGTAGCTGCTTCCGCTTGGCTCCCTGTTGATTATAAGCAAGACCCTATGAACCTCGGTGTAGGTTGTGTCTTGGTATCTGGCACCGCAACTTATTCAGTGGAGTACACCTTTGATGATGTATTTGATGCTACTGTGACTCCTGTTGCGTTTGCTCTTTCTACAATTACTGCTGCTACAACTAGTAAGGATGGGGTGATTAATACTCCTGTTCGTGCTATTCGTCTTAATGTCACTGCTGGAGCTTCTCCTGTCGTGTCTATGACTATGATTCAAGGACTACGATAATGCAATTCGATGACTTCCTAAAGGTCGTTGACCTTCTAAAAGACCCTGCTAAATATGAAGCAAAAGTTGCTGAATTGCAGGCCCATCAGGACGCCATTCAAACGTCCATCAATGAATTGGGTATTAAGGGTGATATTGTCAAAGCTCAGTCGAAGGCTGACGCTTTGGTTGCTAAAGCAGACGTGATTCTAGCTAATGCCACAGCCGATGCACGAAACATTGTGAGCACTGCTCAAACAGTGTTTGATAAGCGTCATGCTGAACTCCAAGTGCGAGAAGCGGCTGCTGATCAAGCAATCACTGATTACAACACAATTAAGAATCAACAAGTTTTCCGTGAAAACGAATTGCGTCAAAAGGAAAAAGCTGTTGAAGCTTTGCAAGCTACTCTTGCTAAACAACAAGCCGATCTTGCTGAAAAGCAAATTGAAGTTGATGCTCGTTTGGATAAGCTTCGCCAAGTAATGGGTTAATATGAGTATCTCTCATCTACCTGCTCATCTAGGTCAAAATCTAGCTCAAAGGATAGATGACCAAACATCTGTAATTTATCTTGGGGTTGCTCCAATTAATAGTTTACCTAGTGACCCAGTATGGGCCATTAAACGTCTTTCTATTTCTGGTGGAGCAATTACCATAGAGTGGGCAGACGGCAACGATTTGAATGATAATGTGTGGGACAACAGAGCTAGTCTCTCCTATTCTTGAGGATAAATTATGGCAACATATAACAAGTTTCTTCCTGCTACGGAAGCAATGAATGAGGGCATGAATGCCCAAACAGATACGTGGAAGATTATTCTTGCCACTGCTCTGGCAAACACAGACACAACCATCACAGCAGAGGTTGCAAATGGTAATGGATATACAACTGGTGGTAACACTGCTGCTGTTTCAACATCTGCTACCACTGCTGGGGTTTATAAGTTGGTACTTACTAGTCCTGCTGTATGGACTGCTACAGGGGCTGGATTTACTTTTAGATACGCTATTCTTTATGATTCTACTACATCGACTCCAGTAGGTTACTGGGATTATGGATCAAGTCAAGTAGTTGCTGCTGGGGAAACAGTTACAGTTACATTGGATGGCACTAACGGTGTTTACACGGTGACCTAATGGCTACAGGACAAGGGACAGTTACTTTTGACTTTGGCTCTGCTCCCGGTACTAATATCGTTAGTACAGTAGTATCTGATGCCTCTATTGGGGCATCTTCTAAAGTTGAAATTTATTTAATGGGAACAGATTCTACAGCAACACATAATGCTATAGAACATCAAATGCTTCCCCTAGGTGGGTTGTCATTGACACCCATCTCAATTACTGCAGGTGTGGGATTTACGGCTCAAGCAATGAGTATGTTAAAGCTTACTGGCACATTTACCGCCCGTTATGTTTGGGCTGATTAAGGAGTAATACATGGCAGGTTTTAGAATTGAGGGTGCAGCCTCAGGTAATGTGGTTGAAGTAGCTGGTACTAATCAACTCAAAATTATTGCAGAAACAGATGCAATAGCAAGTCCGGGTAACATCGGAGGTTCTCGTTTTTTCTCTGAGGTTGACCAAGGATATATCCGTGGTGCCATATCTCTAAAGTCTCCCGAGGCTGACTTTGATTATCGTCTGCGGGTATCTCAAGACTTGCTGCTTGATGACGAATGGTTCAACTATACAGCACAGAATTCTGCAAAGCATAGTTACCTCATTACCACGATGACAAATTCGTGGGCAGCAGGTACTTTGACTACCAACAGCGGTAACATTACCACTACTACTACAGGAACAATTTTGTCCACTTGGGCAGCGTTTCCTGTACTGGGTACAACCACTGTTTCTATGGACGCAGAGATAGGCTTCACTGCACAACCGCAAGCAAATACATTCATTGAGTGGGGTGTTGGCCTTGTTGGTACAACCACAGGTGCACCCCCAGATGGCGTATTCTTCCGCTTGAGTTCTGCTGGTCTACAAGGTGTTGCATCCATCAATGGTACTGAAGTAAATACTGGCATTTTCACTGGACCCGGTGCGGCTGGTACTTGGACATATACCAACGATAAGCGATATCAATTCATCGCATATCAATCAGGAACAGAAGCCTACTTCTGGGTTGATGATGGTACTGGTGCGGTGTTGTTGGGTGAGATTGAACTCCCAGCTTCTACTGGTGTAGTTTCTATGGCTGGCTCTGGTAATGTGTTTTTCAAACATCGTATTACTGGTGGCGCTGGTGGTGCAACAATCTCTGCAAAAGTTTCTCGTTATAGCCTGCGCCAAGGCGGTGTGCAAATATCGACTACACCATCCACACAGGGTTCTCGCCTGTATGGTAGCTATCAAGCTTTGGCAGGTTCTGCTACATATGGCACGATTGCCCGTGTAGGCACTATTACTACTGGTAATGAAGCTAACGTCACAGCCGCTGTACCAACAACGACCACTGCCGCACTTGGTACGGGTCTAGGAGGTACATTCTGGGAAACCGTATCCCTTGCTGTCAATACTGATGCAATCATCATGTCGTATCAGGTGCCTGTAGGTTCTGTAAATAGTTCTGCTAGACGATTGGTTCTCCGTGGTATGTATCTCAATAGCTATGTACAAACCGTGATTGTTGGTGGCCCATATGTGGCTGAGTGGTTCTTGGCATTTGGTCATACTGCTGTGTCACTAGCAACTACTGATGTAGTGACTGGGGCAACTGCTGCCAAAGGCCCACGACGCATTGCGCTTCCATTTACTCAAGTAGTTACAGCAGCACAAGCAGTGTCTACTTTGGTATCTCAACCTACCCAGTTTGTTGACTTTGGAGATGCTCCAATTTTCGTGAATCCCGGTGAATTTATTGCTCTGTGTACTAGACATATCGGCACTGCTGGTACAACTGGCACTGTGGTGCATCGCGTAACACCAGTATACGGCTGGGAGTAACTAAATGTCCCTGCTTCTTGCACTAACAGCAGGGGGTGGGCCTACTAACTACACAATTACAGCTAATGCTGGTACCTATTCAGTAGCAGGGCAAACTGCTTCAGTAACTCGAACAAGAATAGTTACAGCATCCGCTGGTTCTTATGTAGTTACTGGGGTTAGTGCTGGTATTACTAGAAGTAGGATAGTTACAGGTTCACCGGGTAGTTATACAGTAGCTGGTTTCTCTGCAAGCTTACTTAGAAGTAAGTCCCTTGTAGCTAATACAGGTTCTTATGTTGTCAGTGGTCAAACTACCACTATTACTAGAAGTAGATTGGTTACAGCTTTAGCTGGAGCTTATACCTATACTGGTAATAGTGCTACCATTACTTATGCAGCAGGAACAGTTAATTACACATTAACTGCTGATGTAGGTAGTTATGTAGTGGCTGGGGTAGCTTCAACCATCCTTAAAAGTCGTCTCCTAAGTGGTTCTAGTGGCTCCTATGTGTATTCTGGAGTTCCAGCTTCTATAACAAGAAGTAAAGTTGTTTCTGCTAGTGCTGGTAGTTATACCATTTCGGGACAGAACGCTACCATTACATGGGGAACTGCTGGTGGTCCTATATGGCCTACCCCATCACAAGTACAGTATGGGGTTATTTATGGACCAACTGGGATTGAGTATACTGGAACGTTCATTGGGAATATGACTATTGATGTTACAACAGGACAACTGGTTAAACCACTTACTTCTAAACTTTCTATGCTATTGGTATAACATGCAAAATTGGCTTAAACTTGGCGACTATAACGCCATATGCAGTAAATGCAATTGTGAAAAAAGTAGCTCTGAATTTTACTTAAATAGTAACAAAAAGCCAAGTAAACATTGTAAAACTTGCCACCTTGAGAATGGTAGAAACTGGAGAAAAAATAATCCAGACAAATCCAAAGTAATCGAGGCAAGAACACGAGAAAAAAACTATAATACTATGTTAGTTAGAACACAAGAATGGAGAAAAGCTAACTTAAAGTACGATGCTTTTAGAGCTAAGTTATATAGAATGCGAAAGCAAAATCAATGTCCTCCGTGGGCAAACATAGAAGCAATCAAACAGATTTATTTAACTTGTCCTGATGGATACCATGTGGATCATATTGTTCCACTTAAAGGTAAACTAGTTTCTGGACTACATGTAGAAACAAATTTACAGCATCTTCCTGCTAAAGAGAATATGCAGAAACGGAATAAGTATGCAGAATTGGCTTAAGTTAGGGGATTGGAATGTTATCTGTGACAGTTGTGGTAGAAAGTTTAAAGCCTCTACCATGCGTAAACGTTGGGATGGTTTGTTCGTATGTCACGAAGACTTTGAATATAAGCATCCCCAACTCTCCTTAAAGGTACAAGGAGATA